GTGGAATAGAAGGACCTCAAACTGACGCCAACGTCAAAGACCCTGCACAAGAACAGATGATGGGAATTGAGAAGAGCCAAGAGGCTGCAATAAGAGAGAAACTTGTCACTGAAGCCTACGGAACAAAAATTCCGCAAAGGAGAACAGTAGACAAGGAGTAAAAAATATTTATTAATATAGCGAGATTTTTTATACCAGATAGTATGAAATTGTCTTGTTAAAAACCAATGTGATACGCCGCAAGGCATACGGACAACGACATAAGAAAAACAGGTGACCAATAATGGCCGATAATCAAGAAGTACTGGACGCAATTGCAGAACAAACTGTAGCGGCAGTCCAAGGAAACACTGAGGAACCAATGGCTGGATTTACTGCAGACGATGTTGCAAAAGCTCGTGCTCAGGAAAAGGCAAAGCTATATCCACAGATGGAAAAGATGGCTAATGAACTTGCTGCTTTGAAAAAAGCACAAGAAGAAGAGGCCGCACGTAAAGCTGCAAAAGCTGCTGAACGTGAAGCTGCAAGAGCAGAACAAGAAAAGAAAAAAGAAGAAGAAGAATTATCTGCAAAAGAGCTCCTCATAAAGAAGGAGCAAGAATTTTTGTCTCAGTTAGAGACCGAACGTCTTGAAAGAGAACGTGCTTTTGCTCTTCTTCAAAAAGAACAAGAATTAAATCAACTTAACAATTACCGTCAAACACGCACTGAGCAGGAACGTGACAATATTGTTCCAGAACTTATTGACTTGATTAGCGGTAATACTCAAGACGAGATTGAGGAAAGTATTTCTGTCCTTCGTGAGAAATCACAGAGCATTCTTCAGTCCGCACAAGCAGCAATGCAATCCGCAAAGCAGCAAATGGCAGGCACTCGCATTACAGCGCCTGCATCAGGACCCCTGGATAATGATTCGGAAAACAATTCGTACACTCCTGATTCAATCAGGGATATGTCATTGGCCGATTATGCGAAACAAAGAGCCAAACTACTTGGCACTGCAGCCAGCAACCGTGGTCAGGGACTGTTCGGTTAATCCCCCCATCAACTAAAGAAAGGACTTGACCTCAATGGCAAGTGCAATTACAGGCTCCTCGCAACTAGCGAGTGCTCCAACCGCTTACTCAGGTGCTAATAGCTCCCTGAATCAAGCAATCCAAACAATCTGGTCAAAAGAAATTTTGTTCCAGGCAATGCCAATCCTTCGTTTCGAACAGTTCGCAGTTAAGAAGACTGAACTTGGTGTAGCACCAGGTCTTCGTGTGAACTTCCTTCGTTACAAGAACTTTGCTGTAGACCCATCACCTCTTACTGAAGGTGTTCGTATGACAACCAATGCTCTCACAGCAGAGCAGATTGCAATCACAGTTGCAGAACACGGCTACGCAGTAGCAGTTTCTGAACTTCTTTTGAACGCATCATTCGACGATGTAATGGCATCAGCCTCACGTCTTCTTGGTCGTCACATGGCTCAGTACCTCGATGTACAGGCACGTAACACACTAGGTGCTGCAACTTCTGCAGTATTTGGTTATGACCGCTCAGGCATCACAGGTGGCGCTTTCCCAAACTACGATGAAGGCGACGCTGCAACAGCGTTCTCAGACCTTGATGGTAACTTCAAGTTGACAACTGCTGCAATCAAGGACGCTGCTCTTACCCTTGCTGGTAAGAACATCCCACGCCTTGGCGAAACATACGTACAGTTCGTACACCCTAAGCAGTCTCGTGACCTTCGCTCTAACCCAGAGTTCATTGAAGTCACAAAGTACGCTGCTCCAGGAAACTTCATGCTTGGTGAAATCGGTCGTCTATACGACGTAGTATTCATCGAAACAACACAGGTTAAAAAACTATCAGTTAACGCTGCATACACAACTTCAACTTCTGTTGGTATTCCAGCATCTCAAATTGAAGTTCCTGTTAAGGCTAACACTGCTCCAGGAAGTGGTGGAAACCCAGAGTCTGCAAATTACACAGCAGAAAAAGGTTACCTAACATCAGCAACTGGTAACGGTGCTGAAGTTTACGAATCAATCATGATTGGTGACAACGCATTTGGTCACGCAATCTCTCTTCCAGTTGAACTTCGTGATGGTGGCGTTCTTGACTTCGGTCGTGAGCACGCTCTTGCTTGGTATGCAATCTGGGGTCTTGGCGTAATTACCGATCAAGCAATTGTTAAGGTTTACACCAACTAATAAATCGCTTTACCTGATGTCTGGGAGCCTTACTCCTTTTTTGGCTCCCAGCCATCATTAACTAACTTAGGAGAATAAACACCGTGGCAAACACACAGACAAGTCCGCTTGATGCAACAGGCAAAGCAGCGGAACAAGCAGCAAAGAAAAATGCAGAAGCATTAAAAAAGCGTAAAGAAGAAATTTCTATCGCTACTCAACTTGAATCAGAGAGTCTAGAAAGAGATGTCTTTGATCCTAAAAAACCAGATGCACCATTAGTGCTGGATGAAATCGAGAATGTTGGAGTTTCAACTGCAGGTGACATGGTTGTCATTCGCACAATCACCGACATTGATGACATGAGTTATGGAGTTGGCAATACCTACACCTTTAAAGCAGGTGTTAAGTACAGGGTTCCAAAATCTCTTGCCGATTACCTAGAACAACTAGGTTACATTTGGCGGCCA